TTCTTTTTCCAAATCGTTTTCTTCTATATAATAAACCATATCTTTAAATCTCAATTTCTTTTCCTTACATTTATACCAACCCTTAGTGGCATCAGAATCGTGCTCAAATAAGAACGTTAATGATGTACCAATGTTATCTATTCCATAATCAAATAAAAGTAAAAAAGTACCTTCTCGAAAAGGACTGGCTATTTTGTTTTTTTCAACTTTGAAATATACCTCGATGCCAATTTTTCTTTTAAATTTATTAACAATATTACCTTTTTTCTCAACATATATTCTTGTTGAAGCGTAGAATTTGAGGGCGTCACCACCGCCAAATGTTAGCTTCTTTCCAAAACCACCTACATTCTGTCTCGTTTGGTCAACAAAAATCAATGCCAGATTCAGTTTATTAATCTTCCAAATATGTTGACGAAATTTAGCACTGAGCATTTTTGCTTTGTTTGCTCCATAAGGATCGGCATCATCCAATTCTCTCTCACTGGTTATGGCAGACAAACTATCTATACCAACAGCGGAGGGTTTCTTTAAACCACCAACAGACTTTTCTATTTTGGTGAGACATTCATCAAAGAGATATTCTACAGTCATTTCTTCAGGAGCATCCTCATCGTAAGGAGAAATATAATTTAATTTCTTTGTGTCTATTCCAAAGAGGACAGCTCTCCCAAAATCGAAAGTACCTTCAACATCTATCAAATGGGCATCACCACCCTGTCTCATGGCAGAACCAAGCGGTTCTGCCACAAGAATTGATTTGGTACTGGATTCGGGGCCAAAAATATGAGAAATTCTTCCCGCCCCAAATCCACCAGGCAGGCAATCGGAAATAGATAAATCCAATATTGTGCAACCGGTAGAAAGATAATGGGAAATAGATTTCAATTCCTTGACTTTCAAAGAATCTGCACTACTTTTTCTAATTACTTTTCTCAATCCTCTGCCTCATCTTCTAATTAAAATTTTCTTATCTTTACAATATAAACGAAAATGTCTGTTATCCTCTCTAATATGATCTATTTCCCCCTGAAGAAAGTAAATCTTTCTAATACAGAATATAAATCTCACGAGATTTGCTGATTCCCTAAACCATTCTCCTCTTATTCTCTCACTATCAAAGAGACTATGAATAAGCAATTCCGTTTCGCCACCTCCATTAGGAATTATAGCCATCAATTTTAGTGGATGAGGATGAGCGAGATTCAAATGTGACACCCTCTGCTCAATGTTCTTTGTATAACCAATTTTTATTCCATCACTATTAAAAGTTCTAATAAAATAAACACCAGGTATATTAGGGCAGCCTTTAAATGGGAATGGTAAAAGTGTCCGTCTTAATTTATCAATGAAATGCTCATCACATCCCAGGGACATTTCTATTCCTATTGAACCGGTGCTAATCACTTTCCGCAATTCTTCTTCTTTTCTTCTTAATATTTCTTCGTTTTTCTTCAACTTTCTTTTCATAATTATCGGTTTTGACATCAGACATTTTACTTCCCAATCCAGACAAACGGAGCTGAACCTCATTACTCAACATGGAACGGCGGTGTTCGTAGGCATCGAGCAACCCCTTTACTTCCATTGACAACTCAATAGCATCATTTAAAACCCTCTTGGTTTCAACAACATCTTTATCAATCGTAATCAATTCATTCAAAGATGATTCAGTAATTTTTGAAAGACCAAAGGCATCGGGGTCTCTTCTAATTTTCTGACCAATCTCTGCTCTTATTTCTTCTAATCGTACCTTTATCCTTTGAACAAAACAATAAATATGAGAATATTCGGTAGCAATGATATCATATAAAACTGGCTGACCAGCACATTCTTCCTCAAGAGAAAAACCATCTATTGAGAGATCACTTCTGGTTTTCGAAACTGTTTCTTTGGTAGTATCTACGATAGCCAAAAACTCATCTGACAAGTTCATCAATCTTACCTTTCTCTTCTGGATTTCCGAAGTTTGGATTTTACATTGCTTTTTGCTCTTTTTTTGTCACGAGCAGAATCATCATCTTCTTCCTCTGCTTCTTCCTCTTCTTCGTCAACTGTTCTGCTTTTTCTGGAGCGACGATGGCTGGTTTTTTTAGGTTTGCTTTCCTCTTCTGTTTCTTCATCAGCAGGCCCGTCGTCTTCATCAAAAGGGACATCATCACCATCATCAAAAACAATGTCATCGTCATCTGCAGCGCCGTCATCCTTATCATAAGAACCATCGGCATCATCATCTTCATAAGAAACATTTTGACGTCTTTTCTTCCCCTTTGATTTTTTACTGGTGCCAAGCAATCTTTCAATTTCTTTGGCGTCAGGTTTGATTATAAATTCCTCGAGTACTGGCAGATCATCATAATATTCTTCAGGCACATCATCCACCAAATCTTCAATTTTAAAAGAGGTATAGCGAGTACGCATATCCTTACCAGTTCGCTTAAAAATTACATTTCTTCCCTCTTCGAAATCGGTAATATCTAAAACATCACCGCTTCTTTCGTCAGTGCATTGATTTACAATCCCGTCCACAACCATCGTTGGGGCGTCATAAAGCTGAACACCGTCCCTTATAGTACGTTTGTCTTTTACATTCACAACAAGAAGTAAATTCCTACGAGTAGGTTTCAAATCATCTGTGACTTCCTTAGGCTCTCCTTCTCTAATTAATTCATCACGATAATTACAAACCGGACAATCTTCATCCCACATCTGATTTGCGCAGACGAATGAACCACCATCCGCTCCTACATCATAATGAACAAATAATTTAAAGAAGAATAAACCCGAATCCTCACGTGGGAGAACAGCAAGGAATACACCCCCAACCTTAACCTCAAGACGTTTAATATTAAATTCCTCCACCATTTCATCATTGCCCATAATGTACCAAGCACCACCCCGCTCACCAATCGTACCCTGATATTTCTTTAATTCTTCTTGGCGCTCTTTTTTTGTAAGAGCAATTCTTTTTTGCTTTTTCAATTTTTAGACTCCCTTCATTCCAATAAAACCATCATACAACATTCTTACAAGTTGAGCCGAACCACCATCAAATGTATTCTCTTCAAAAATCGATATGATTAATGCCGCCCTACCTGCCATTTTACCACCACCCAACAAAACAGTTCGCATATACCCGATGATTTGCCTCCTCACTTTTTCGGGTTCAATTTTATTAATAGATTTATAAATTTCTGTAATTTCGCTCCATTGTGGTCTTCTCAACAAAATCCTGCACAAATCAATAACTTCTCTTTCGACGTTCCCCCTTTCAATAAATTTAATCTGATCCTTTTCATTGTCAATTGCCAAAACACCTTCCAAAGAAACAATTGCTTGCCTTGGGCTACCTTCGGACGAATAAACTATTTTATCAAAAACTTCGTCAGAAATATCATTTTCCACAAAATCACTATCTATAATGTCTTCAATTAAATCTGTCATATCCTCATCAGATAGACTATCAACTGTTAATTTGGTACACCTATTTCTAATGGTTAGCAATATCATTTCGGGGTCTGTAGAACAAAACATAAAATAAGAATGTAGCGGCGCATCTTCTATTATTTTCAAAAATGCTTGTTGCGCCGGTTTCGTCAGTTGATGAGATTCGTCAATTATAAAAACCCTGCTTTTGCCGCCCATAGGCTTGATTCTTGCCATATCTGTAATTTCTCTTATGGTATCTATTCCTCGTGTATTAGCAGCATTCAGTTCTATCAAATCAATATCAGCACATTCATATTCATGGGCAAGTATTCTGGCAAGAGTTGTTTTTCCACAATTATGATGTATTAACCCACCAGCCCAATAATTATTAAAAATTGGTACTTGAAAATCATAATATTCCTCCTTGACAACTTCTGTAATATTCTTTATTATAGTACTACTGGTTACTACATCACTATTAATAAAAGGAGAAGAAAATGCCAAAGGGAATTTATCAAAGGAAAAAGGATTCAAAAGTATATCTTTCAAAACTAACGAAGAATCAAGATAATGAGATTTCTCATCTTTATTTGCAAGGAATAAGCCAAGAAAAATTAGCGAAAAAATTTCAGGTTGATATAAGAACCATTCGACGTTCCCTTTACAGAACAAAAACATCAACAGAGGGAAGAAGAAGCTTACCCGGGAAGAAAAACCATTTCTGGAAAGGGGGGAGGACAATAGATAAGGGCGGTTACGTTTTAATTCATTGCCCAAAGCATCCTCATGCAAATAGTGGTGGTTATGTTCGAGAGCACCGATTAATAATAGAAAAAATTCTCGGCCGATATTTGTCAAGCAGCGAAATTGTTCATCACAAAAACAGAAACCCTCAGGATAATCACCTTGAGAATCTATTACTCTTTGCAAATAATGGGGTTCATCTCGGTGTTGAACTGCATGGGAAACATCCTCAATGGACAAAAGAGGGAATTGCTCGAATCGCTTCCCGAACAATTCCTTCAATGAGAGGTATTCCCCAGACTCAAAAAGGAAGCGGTGTTCGGACGTTACGTAAAAAGTTGATTGAGAAGTATCTACACGAAACATTGGGGTTGAAGGATACTGGACTGGTGGCAAAGCTCTCGCTACCACCATCTTACCAAAGGAAGAAAAAGAAAAAATATTAAAAGAATGCCCTATTTTCCATCGTTCTTTTACCGTTAAATTTGAATTATCAATTGGGTCAAATATCAGAGTATCCCCCCGAATACATCCGCTTGCTCCTTGAAAGAGGTAGGCATGTGGTCTGCTTTTTGGAGGTTTGGCAATGAAACCATTAAGGGCTTTCAAAGTAGCATGATTGCCATAAACTTCATCAAGCATATTTGGACGAACATCGTTATAAAGTGACAAGAGAATATCCCTTCTTTACTATAATTTTTTCTTCTTTGCTCCAATTTCCCACGGAAATGATTTCATCTATCAATCTCTCTTTCCAAAAGATAAACTGCTTTTTTCAATCTTGGTTCAGTATAATCATCTATAGTAGATGCTAATTCAAGAAGCTCTCTAATTTCCATCAATAAACCAATCATATCTTCATACTTCACATATTTGCCTTCTTTATGCTCAAAGACCATTGGCTCATCATATCTATTAACACCGGGAATATATCTTTTTAATATTTTTAATACCATTTAATTTTATTCCTCCATTTTTTTAAGTCGGGGCTGGCAGGATTCGAACCTGCAATCTTCGGCAGTCTCCACAGGGTAGTCACTGTGTACTTTGGTGTAGTTTCCTGTTTCTTCCCCGCTGCGTTACCATTACGCCACAGCCCCGATTATTCATTCAAGCATATCCTCAACCAAATGAATCATTCTATCCGTTCCATATTTATATCTCAAACCTGATAATATTTTCTGAAGGCGCATCTCATGGTCATCATATTTTATATAAATCCCACCCATAACTTGAACCATTTTTGCACCACCATATTCATTGGTACTTGTCACAAAACGACTAATTTTCTTCATTTCAACTTTTCCATCTCATAAAGATTTTGCCCAATTTCCCAATCAATGGTAATGGGTAATCCCCTTGTCCATTTCCAGTAAGTTTTTTTATGAGATATTTCATTGACGATGTTAGTTAAATTATCTATTTCTTTTTCAGGCTCATCAAATAAAATGTTATCGTGAACCTGCAAAACAGGTAATGATTTCATTTTGTATTTATCTATAGCTATTATCGTTCGAATCAAAGTATCAAGCAGATAATGAAATGAAGTTCCCTGAACAGGTGTATTTACTATTTGATTCCTTGAAAGAGTTGCCCTTCTTCTAAAACCAAGAGGAGTGCTCACAAATCCATTTTCCTCATACTCAATGATTTTATCTTCCTGCCATCTTTGTATTCCATTATAAAATCTATAAAATTCATCCTGGCATTTCTTGACATGCCTTTCAGACAAGCCAAGATTTTGGGCAATATGGACATAATAAGAACCGTAGAGTAGGGCAAAAACAAAATCACCCTTAACCGCATCTCTCTCTTTTTTTGTAATTTTAGATTCATCTTTTTGATAAAGACGGCTTGCCCAATACCTATGAGGGTCAACACCTGATTTTAACTGAGCAATCAATCTCTTATCATTTGCCAGCATGGCTTGTACTGCCACTTCCGAACCCTTATGATCAGCATCCAATAAAAAATCATAACGAGGTATGAATATTTTACGAAATTCCCGCTGTTCCTCATCACGTGTTGGTACATTCTGTAGATTAGGACTATCACAGGACGAGCGAATAGTTTCTGCAACCCAAAGATTATAATTAGGATGAAGAAAACCATTTTTATCCACATATTTAACAATAGATTTAATATATGTTCCAGTCATTTTGCTATGCCCTTTGAAGTCCCGAATAGCATTAACAAAGCCAGATAATTCTGTTTCATCAAGAGATTCAAAAAATTCATCATTAACTTGAGGAGTTCTTTTTATCACCGTATAGCCAACAGGCTCACAATCGAGGATTTCAAAAAATACTTTTGCTAAATCCTCATCTGAGGCAGGATTAAAATTCTTACGATATTTAGATTTAAAATCAGACACAAATTCACTTTCATTGATTATTTTTAATGACTGCTCTCTTTTTCTTTCAGTCTCCTTTTTGAATTTTTTGTATGCTTCCAAATCTATTTTGATGCCGTTCTGTTCCAAACGAGACAGGGCTTTATTTCCTTCAAGAAGAAACTTATAGGCACTTTTAAGATTTTCTTCTTCGATAATTTTCCTATGTTTTTTATGAATCAAAATAGGGAACCTTGCATCGAGCCCAGAATACTTTGTTACTTTATCCAAAGGTTCATTTTCAATATTTTTAACATCAATTAAATCTTTATAACTATCCCCTGTTTCTTTATAGGCAAGAAAAGCCAAACTCTTTTTATGACGTCTCTCATCAGTTATGTGAGCAGACAAAATTGTATCCCCAACCCAGTTTTTCACACCGTGCCCGAATATAACTTGTGACCAATTCTCCTCAAATTTCCCGTTTTGTGCAATCTTCCCTGATTTTGAACGAAGAAATTTGGATACAGCACCAAAAACATCCATATCCTTTGGTTTCAGTTTTATCACATATCCAATATCCTCTCGCCTACTCAAACTCATATACAACAATTCGGGGTTCCCAATAAAAGGATTTATTTGGTTTGTCTCATAATCAATTGAAACCTCTCCACTTCTACTAAATTCTTGAAGGAGTTTCAATATATTTGGTTTCTTTCCAACAAATATATTTTTACCTTCTTTCAACATTGATTTTGGAAAGGGTTCTTCTAAATAATTCAACCCAAAAGCAAGATCATCATAGAACAAATCTAATATATCCCTATTTCGAAGAATATAAGCAGGATGATAATTCAACGAAACCCAACAGCCGTATTTTCTAACTGGATAAACATCACCACGCACAAGACCAAAAGCATCACCAGATAGACCGGGAACTATGTCATGATCCTCAATGATTCTTTTGGACGCCTCCTGCCCAAAACACATTATTAATTTTGGTTTATATTCTTTGATTTGTTGTTCAAGCCGGTCATAACAAAATTGGGTTTTTTCTGGAAGAAATTTAGCGCCACTAACGAAACATTGCTGTACGTTCGTCCTTGCACAATCTTTATCCATATTTATATCAAAAGTTCTTAATGCGTTTCTCAATAATTTACCAGAGCGCCCTACAAATTGAATGCCCTCTAAATCCTCAATTTTCCCAGGCGCCTCACCAATTATCAAAATCCTTTTGCCATTCTTTCCAAACGGAACCATTTTGGGACTTTGGCAATGTTTGTAAAGACCACAAAGACGACAGGGATCAACTAAAAAGTTTCGGGTTTGTTTGACTATTTTCTTACCAGCTAATTCATTCGGATCAAAAAAGAAGTTTGGCATTTGTCTTCGCCTATCCTTTTTCCACTTTATTCAAAGCCAAAAGACATTTAAAATTATTATCCTGGCTTCTACCAAATAGAGATTTTTCTTGAAATGAAAATAAATCACAATTGTCCAGCATCACAGAAAAGTGGTAGGGATTCAATACAAACTTTCCTTTGGGGTAACGTTTACCAAAATCCAGAAATTCAGTAATTTCTGCCGTCGATCCTTCATGCCGGACAACTATTGAGTCGCCCAATTCAATTTCACAAGTGCTTTCAAAACAAATTTCTCCAGTGAAGTCACCAACCTTAACTAATGCCTTTTTCAATTCATCTTTGGGAAAATCAATAAATTTCTTAATTGCAGGAAAGAACTTAGAAGTATCAGGGTAATCCCCCTCAATTAAATTACCAAAAAGAAGGGCATCACCAAAATCGAAAATGACATAATTTTCACCAATGTAACTTCTTTTAATTTCGCCCATTTTAAGGAATGTTTTTGAAAGTTCTTGAGGAAGAGTTATCGAATCAAAATCTACCTCCAATTCATCCGGAAAAACATATCTTGCTATTCTCATTCCATCTGTTGCTTCAATAAATCTTTTTGTAATATGAACACCTGTCAACTCTATCCTGGCAACTTTACTTGACAAAAAAGGAAGACACAATTTTGTGCCAACTGAAAAAGAATCCCCTGTTAATGAAAAACCATCTTCAATTTCGTCTATGATTTTCAGAAAATCGGGGTAATCGCCATCAACAACCGCAACTACAGCATTACTTTTACCACATTTTAATTTGACTTGATCATCACCAATCTCAATATTAATTTCCTCAGCAGTCGAATTTCTAACAAAAATTTCAAACTGGTCAAAGGGAACAAGTAATTCAGATTCGGTTTCAAAAGGCAGAATTATACCAATTGAATAATTATATGCATATATATATTTTTTATCGAAATAGATACTTTCCAAGATTTGAGGTCTGTCTTTCCCTACCAAAGCGGGTTTTAAAATGGACAAGGCGTCTGCAAGATTTTCTCTATTCAATTTCATTGATTTTTCCTTTCTTTTAAATCGGGGCCAGCAGACTTGCGTATTTTTGCTACAGCCCTTTCTTTATCCTTTTTACTTATACCAAGATGAAGGGCAAAATGTCTAACGGAATCATTTTTAAAATCTAATTTATTTGACAATCGTGCAAATTTTCTACCTACCTCATCTGGAATGGTTTTGTCCCTCATAAATATTTCATCGACTTCGGACAGATAAAACAATATAGCATCACTCAAAGAGTGTAATTCTCTGCACAATTTTAGTAATTCTTTCTTTGTTTCCTTGATGCCAGTCATCACTCTTTCCTTTTTAGGGGCTTCCTGGAATCGAACCAGTAACAGACAAATGATGCTACTAACTATCATGCCTGTCAAATCCTCACAGCCCCATTATTATTATTCATTTACTTATTTCTTCTTCAAAAAATAACCATTATCCCGTGCTTCCATTACCCCCATATAGACTGAAAACATACCACTTTCTCTTATAAGTTGTCTATGAGAGGATTCTGCAACATTCGGATATTTTTCTTCCAATTTTTCTGTTAAGAAATCAGTCTTGCCACCACCCTTAAGAAAAAGTTTAGCAAGATACTGACCACGGCTAAAAACTTCCTTTTTCGCCGGAGGTGATTTCACTACTTCCGGTGTACCTTTCTTCTTGGCAACTGCTTTTGGCTCCGATGTCTCCTCCTTAGGTTTTGACTCAGCTTTCTTTTTTGGTTTGGGTGGTGTTTCTTCTTCTATTATTTCTTCTTCGTCTTCTACTCCCACCTCATCCTCCTCTTCGGTTACCTCAGGTTCTTCCTCTTCAATAATTTCTTCCTCCACATCTTCTTCAGTTACCTCAGATTCTTCATCTTCAATAATAGTGATCTCGTCTTCGTTAAGATAATAGTCAAGACCCTCTTTCGTATTATCTGCATGGGTAATAATTTCACCTTCTAAACCGATTGCAACAACCGTACCTTTTAATTCACCCTCACCAGGGTCTCCTTCGAAAGAAACTCTCTTTCCAAGATATACCTTTTCAAGAGATTCTTTGTCGGTTTTTGGTTCTTTTACTTTCGCCACTTTTTTAACCTCCTAATTAAGATTTATGGAACTGGTAATTTTTAAAACTTTCAAAACATTTGCCCTTCACTTATATATATACGATTTTTTTAATCAAACTCAAAAAAAGTTTGATTTTCTTCAAAATATGTGATAGGCAATACTTTTAATATCGTTTTCTATAGTGTTTATCCTAATTCTGGCAAGGTTTCTACATCAAGTACATAACAAACTATGCATCTACAAATCAAAACCCTTAAAAACAGTTTCTCGAATTGTGGTAAAACGGGCGGAAGTTCTTTCATTTTGATAAAAAGTTTATTTTATGCAAACAAGAATTCTATTAGACAAGAGATGTACTGGTTTCATTCTGTTTTCATTTCTAAAAAAGAATTCTATTCTGACAAAATTTATTAGACAAAAGTTTCATGTTTTTATTTTGTACCTGTTTCATTCTGATTTTATTTCTGATAAGAATTTCTATGTTTTTGAGAAAACGAAGTTTTCAAAAGTTAGTAAAAAATCCCCTTATTTTTATTATATTTTTATTCTTATTATTTACTTACTCTATTTACTTACTCTATTTACTTACGTAAATTATAAACGACATAAAGAAATTTAATGTCGTACATAAAGAAATTTAATGTCGTACATAAAGAAATTTAATGTCGTACATAAAGAAATTTAATGTCGTACATAAAAAAATTTAATGTCGGTGCCTCGCATGCGCACGCATTAAAGGACATAAAGAAATTTAATGTTGGTTGCTGCTTAATTTTTTTATGTTTGTCTTAGATTTGCCTTTTTTGATGATGCCATTTAATCTTTTGAATCCAAATCCATTTCCAACAACATCATGGACAAAAACCATATTGTTGCCCGATGTGTTCACTTCTCTGATTAATTTAATATTACGCAATTCCTTGAAACATTTTCCAGTAGTTGGTTCGGAAACATTGAGATATTCTGAGGCTTCCTTTCGTGAACAAATCACATACGGAATGCCTTTCTTATCAAACATTTTTTTATGGATGGATACTACTTTTCTGCCCCAAAGGAATTGATACAAATCTCTTGCCCTACCGCTTGCTGAAAATAAAGGCTCTTTTTGAAGCCAATCATATGGAAATAACATCAACGGTTTATACCGGTCTAAATATTCTTGGAGCTGACTGCGCACCACATTTTTGACTTTGCCATTTTTTGTGAATTCATCAAACTTTAAACTTTTGAATGAATTATTTTTAGTTTTTGTTAGTGGCATTTTATACCCCCCGTTCAAGTATAGGCTCCGTAAGAAGAAAGATTGGAAGGGCAGGTACGGAGTAGCCTGCCCGTTTCGGCCGCTGAACCTATCCAATTTTATGAAGCTCCCCGGTAATATGTTTGCTCCATTCAATTTTAAATATACAAAACTAATAATAGGAATACAAGTATTTTAAACTTTTTTTGAGTTTGATTAAAAAAATCATGTATATATAAGTGAAGGGGAAAAGGTCAAATGGAAGAAACAATTTCTGAACATCTTCAGGATAGTCTAATATATCTTACCATAACGGATACTGAGTTTGCCAAAATTATTGGTGGGCAAGTTCCTGTGGAATTCTTTTCGTCTCAAATTGCACAAAAAGTCTATGAAATTTCGAAACAATACATTCGGAAATTTGGAAAGGCTCCTGGCGATCATTTTCATGACGAAATTCTGAAGAAGATAACCAAAGTAGATGGGGGCACCAGAGAAACCATAGCCCGTTACCTCCTACATCTTGAAAATATGAGGAAACCAACCAAAGAATATGTTCTTGATCGGTTGCATAATTTCATTCGCTCAAGGTCTTTAATTAATGCTTTGTATGATAGTGCTGATCTTGCTGAAGGTGGGAAAATAGACCAAGCCATCAATCTTTTACAAGAAGCAACAAAAAAAGGAATTGAACAAGAAGATACTGGAATATCATTTTTTGAATATAAAGATGAAATAGCAGATGCCCCGGAGCGGGTTTCAATAATCGGCATACCCCTACTTGACAAATATGTCAGGTTAGAAAGATGTGACCTTGTAACTATTGCCGGTTCAAAAAAGGGAGGAAAATCCTGGTTTGGCCATCATATTGCCAAAACGGCCTTATTAAAAGGTCTTAAAGTCCTCCATGTGTCCCATGAAAACTCGCTCCGGGAACTATTAAATCGTTATTACATGATGTTTGGCGGTTTGGTTGATGAGGAAAAACCCGCCAAAGTTTCTTATCGCATATTGGAAGATGGTATATTCAAAAAAGGAAGAATTTTAAGAGGCACAATTTATGATAAAGAACTTGTGGAGAAGGCTAAAAAAAGAATCAAGAAGTTTGAAGGCACTCTTCGCCTTAAAAAATATCCTATGGGGAAATGTAGCCCAATTGAACTTGGTACCTATATAGATACTTTAGAAAATTTTCATGGTTTCAAACCAGATATAGTTATCACAGACTATGCCGACATCATGGCTCCGAATGATGCAAGCAAACAAACCAGAGATTCAATTAATGAGACGTATATTTATTTGAAAAGGATTGCAGACGAAAAGAATTTGTTGATGATAACAATGACTCAGATTAATGATGAAGGAACTCAGAGTCTTCTTCGTCACGGTTATATGGACGGTAATTGCTTGGCTGAGGATAAAAGAAAACTTGCCAATATTGATAAAGGTTTTTTTGTGGCAAGGATTAGGGAACTTGAAATTTATGATGAGGCAGTAGTCGGTTGTTTTGCAAATAGAAACGGAATTCAAGGAGTAAAATCGATAATTGGACAGAATTTTCGTATAGGAAGATTTTGTTGTTATAACTATGAATGGAAGAATAGAAGATAAAACATATAAACCAACTTTATTATGAGAAAAGAAAAAGGAAAATAACATGGCAAAAGACAAGGAAAGTTTAGAAAAATCGAGAGAAGAAAGAAATCAGATTTTAAGACTATTTGATGGTAAAGTACCTGATAGTATTATGAAACACAATAAATCGGATAGTGCTATAGATTTGATAAGCAGTAATCGTGGGCAAAGGTCAAGAGTAAACGAATACAAAGAACACACTCAAAAATTAATAGCCGGGAAAAACCTTAACCCACAACTTGCCCAGATATTTGGTCACACCCCTTCAGGTAGCAGAAAAAAGTTACCTGAAAAGAGGTTAAGGTCTGCCTATCTCAGGGGGAAAAAAATAAAAATGATGGAGAAAGGAATCTCAAAAGATGTGGCAAGCTCTTTTGCAACTCCGGGGAAAAATGGTGTATCCGTTCTATCATTATTCCCCCAAAACATAGGTCGTATATTAATTAATTTTTATACTAAAAAAGGTGATATAATTATTGACCCTTTTGCCGGCCATAATTCCAGAATGCAATTGTGCTGGGAGGTAGGAAGACACTATTATGGGCAAGATATCTGCCATGAATTTATCGTGATGAATAATCTCGTCAAGGAAAAACTTATAAAAAGTCAGGGATTTTTAAAGAATGAAATGGTTATGAAAGTTTTTGAGGGCGATAGTAGACATTTAAAGTTTAAAGATAATTTTGGTGACTTTACTATAACAAGCCCACCATATTGGGATTTAGAATATTATGGCGATGAGCAAGGACAATTAGGATTTTCAAAAACCTATAAACAATTCTTGGATGAATTGCAAGAGGTGATGACAGAAAATTATAGATGTCTAAAGAAAGGTGCATTCTGCATTTGGTTCGTTAATGATTTCAGAAAGAATGGTAAATTTTATAATTATCATGGGCATACTATCAATAGAATGAGAAAAGTAGGTTTTATCCAACATGATATAATGATCATTGATTTAGGAAGTCCAATAAGATCAATTTTTGCTTCTCAAGTATTAAAATCGAAAATATTACCAAAACGACATGAATATGCTTTGATATTCAAAAAGGAATAAAATTGAAAAAGAGAGAACAAAAAGAAAAACTGACGTTTGATAGTTTTCTTGAATTAAGTAAATATTCAGAATCAACATTGTGTAGAAAATACATAGTGCCGCCTTTTTCTATACTCGATGCCAGAACAGGATATTGGATTAAAAGAAAACGGGAATGGTTCTCTTTGGGTATCCGAGGGGTGGAAGGACGGCAGCCTGATCTCACTAAATATTCTGATGCCGTTATGAAAAAACAATTTGGTAGATCATTTAAGAATATAGATATAATGAAAGGTGAAGCCCCTAAATTTATTAGAGGAAGCCATAAGGGAGTTTTACATAAATCTCATTCAGGGACAGATGGGCAGTATAAGGGAGGTTCTGATTGGCGGGGGGCTGGTTCATCTGTTTTTGATCCAGTCCTCTGTGAAATAATATATTCATGGTTTTGCCCCCTGAATGGGTACGTTCTTGACCCATTTGCCGGTGGTTCAACTCGTGGTATTGTAGCTTCCTATCTCAATTATAATTACACAGGAATAGAATTACGGCAGGAACAAATTGAAGCCAATAGGATTCAAGCTGAAAATATTGGAGTATCCCCCGAATGGGTTCATGGAGATAGTTATGAACTTAATGCTATTTTACCTGAAAATGAAAAATATGATTTAATTTTTACCTGCCCACCTTATTATGATCTTGAAATTTATTCTCAAAAAGAAAAGGATGGTTCCGCTTTTGAAACTTATGACAAATTTATAGATTGGTACTTTGAAATATTCAAGCAAGCAGAAACCAGATTAAAAGAGAATAGATTTTTTGTGGTTGTGCTTGGTGAAATAAGAGACAAGAATGGAATATACAGGGGGTTTATACCTGATAATATTCTCTGTTTCATGGAATTAGGTTTAAAATATTATAACGAAATTATATTGATAACATCCATTGGTTCGTTACCAATAAGAGCTGGGAAATATTTTGATTCCGGAAAGAAAGTTGGCAAGGCACATCAAAATGTTTTGGTATTTTTCAAAGGAGACACCTCAAAAATTAAAGACATATTTTCACAAAAAATAATAAAGAAATCACTTAATAAAACAAGTCTGGTCACTCCCATTATTAAAGATTTGGGATGATTTGTTAGGAGGTTTTTAAAATGATCTTTAACAAAACCCCAGTTGAAAAATACATAGTAAAGAAAAAAACTGTTTTTGTAAAACGAGAAGACTTATGCGCTGAAAAACCAATGCCACCGTTGTCGAAACTACGTGGTATTTATGAATATTTAAAAAAATATGATAAAAATACAATAATAGGAGTATGTGATACCAGGGTATCGAAAAGCGGGGCTGGTGTCGCTTGTATTTGCAAAGAACTTAATCTGAGATGTTACCATTATTTTCCACTAAAAAAAGATGAAGAATTATTGAATGAAAATCGCAAAATGTCAAAGGAATCTGGGGCAATTCTGAAACCATTACAAGCATCCGCTCTTCGGTTTGTGTATATGAGAGCCAAAAAGGATATAGAATCAAGAGGGGGTGTAATGTTGCCTCATGGGCTGCCCTTTTATGAAACTGTAAGAGAAACCGCTAAAGTTTTAAGAGATGTAGACAAAAAATATCTTACCGGAACAATAATTATGACAATGGGTACAGGCACTATTATGTCTGGTATTATATGTGGTTTACTGGAGAGAGATATAATACCAAAAAGAATTGTTGGTATTTCTGCTGGGATGAGTCTAAAAAAACAGAAGAGTTTAATTAACAAACATACAGAAAGATTCCACACCGAAAATCAACATTTGTTTTTTATGAATTTGATGAGAAATTCGAGCCGGAATGAATTACTAAAGAAATTAGAACTCTACCATTCAAAGAGAGATTATTATGACGGCATAGATTTTGAGATACCCTTTCCGGCGCATCCGAATTATGAGGGAAAATCTTGGGAATGGTTATTAGAAAACATAAATGATGTTGAAGAGCCCATACTCTTTTGGAATATTGGAAGTTGAACGATTGGAAAGTAGTAATATACCATTTAAAGAAATTTGAGTTGTAATAAAAAAAGAAAAGGAAAGACAAATGAAAGTTCAAATTAAAGAAGCCAAAACCTTAAAAAAGGCTATTCAGCAAATTCTAAATATCATTCCCATAAATCCAACTTTGTTCATTCTAAGAAATATTTTGTTGAAAGCCACTAAAAACTCACTTTCAATCAAAGGCACTGATATGAATATTAGTGTTCAAGCAAAAATAGAATGCGATGTTGAAGAAGAGGGTGAAATAACAGTAGATGCAAAAGAATTGATGAGAATTTTCCAGAAAGGAAAGGAACTTTATAAACTATCAATTTTTGCCGATGATGAAAATATCAAAATCAATTTAGATAAATCTAAAACAGAGTTTAAAGGGGGGTCGGCAGCCGATTTTCCTTTTCTAAAATATAGTGATGAAGGAGTTGAAATCAATCTTTCCGGGACAGATTTTGTTGAGATGGTTGATAAGGCGGGATTTTCAGTATCACAGGATAGGGTACGGCTCGTGCTTACGGGAATTTACTGGAAGGTTTCATCTGATGAAATGGTTATGGTTTCTACGGATGGTCATCGTCTTTCACTATTTGGTAAAAAAGTAAAGACGGATATTGAAAAGACTATTGAAATGGTAGTTCTGCCAAAAACTCTTCAATTGGCAGTAAAATTGGTTTTGGATAGTCTCAATTTGAAGAAGATCATTTTCAATGAAAAAACCATTTTCTTTGACTTTGGTACAACAACAATATTTTCAAAACTTATTGAGGGGCCGTACCCGAATTTTAGACAGGTAATACCACAGAATAACTCAAAAAATATTTATTTGAAGAGAAAGGAATTTTTGACAATACTTCAAAGGGTTTTATCCCTCTCCAATTCCATAAATCATAAAATTTTCCTAAAGATAGTTCCAAATTTAATGGAAATAGAAGTTATTAACGAAGATACTGGTACTAAGTCAACGGAATCAATAAATATTCGTTATGATAATGAACCGATTAATATTACTTTTAATTGCATTTTTATGACTGAAATTTTAAAAAAAATAGAGACTGACGATGTTTTGTTGAAACTTGAATCTTCAAACGATGCTTGTGTCATCAAACCAGTTGAAAAACCAAAACTTTCATTTCCAATTTTAGGATCGGAAAATGAAACCGAATGTTTGTATTTGATTATGCCATTGAGAGAATGAATATTTAAAATGAATTACAAATCTTTAACCAAAACTGATCTTGACAATTGGTTTTCTGAAATCAAATTCAAGACAAAACCATATCAGCACCAACTCGCTTCCATTGCGTTTACTCTTGGTGAAAACCGATCCAATGTAATGTTCATTCATGATATTGGCGTCGGAAAGACTCTAACGGCTTTATATCTTCTACAATGTTGGAATATTACAGGTAAAACCCTTGTTATTTGCCCAAAATCAGTATTCAAGACCTGGAAGGATGAAATTGAAAAGCATACAGATTTTTCTTATATCGTTTTGGAAGGATCAAGGGAAACCCGTTGGCAGTCTCTCACCACTAACCACGCTGATATTTGGATCATCAATTATGAAGGATTAAAGTTAATTGGAGCGGATAGAAAGAGGTTTGATAAAAAGTCAAAGCATGTTCCAAATGAGGCATATTCCAAATCGTTGGGATTCGAATGTGTCATCATAGATGAATCACACCATTTACGGGACTCCGAAAGCACACAGACTCAGATAACATATCACCTATCAAAATGGAGTCGATATTCAATTCTTATGACAGGTACTCCAATTGGTAGGGCAATCACAGATATGTTCGGACAATTTCTTGTACTTGATAGTGGTAGAACTTTTGGAACCAATTACTTTTATTTTCTTAAACATTATTTCTTTAAATATTCCAGGTTTGATTTCAAATGGACACCAAAAAGAGTTTGCCAAATTTGTGGGGAATTATACACCAAAAAGCATGAACACCTCATTACACATAATATAGATTTTGAACAATACCGGAAAAAATATGGAAGAGAAGAAACATCAGAAGATGTCATTTTGAAAATTGTGAATGAAAATAGCATTCGGTATAGTAGAGAAGAATGTCAGGACTTGCCTCAGCGAGTTTATGAAATCAGAGAAGTTGATTTAACTTCAGAACAAAGAAAGATGACAGATAAAATCATAGCTGGGTTAGACATTAAAGAATTAAAGGGGAAGAAAATTAATTACCATTTACAAAAAGTGATTCAAGTTGCAAATGGCTTTCTATTAAAAGAGAATAATGTAATTTATGATTTTCTACCCAATCCAAAGCTGGATGAATTTGAAAAATTGATTGAGGAGTTAGATGAGAAATTTATTGTTTATCACCAGTTTGTTTATGAAGCAGAACTGCTTTCCTCAAAATTAAAAGCAAAAAACATTAACCATGAAATTATCAATGGTACAGTTAAAAACAAAGAAGAGCATTTGAATAGATTTATTAAAGATGATAATTGTCGTGGTTTGGTGGCGCACCCCAAAACATGCGGCGAAGGAATTAATATCCAATGTGCAAGCATTACGATTTTTTATGATAACGGTTTTATTGGAACGGTACTTCGTTCACAGGCAGAGGGCAGAACGTTTAGAACGGGGCAGAAAAAGAGTTGCGTTTTCATAGATATTATAGCCAGAAATTCCATAGATGAAATTCTATATAACAGTCTCAAAAACAAGATTGATTACACAAAATCAGTTTTGGATTATCTTCAAGATTATAAAAAATAATTCCTTGAAAAATCAACAAGAAAAGCAGCCAAATCCATAAATTTAACATAAATTTAATATTTTTAAAAAATTATTTTATTTTATAACTTATTATAAATAGTAGAAATATATTATAAAAAAAAGATAATCAAAAAAAACGCTTGACTTAATTAACTGGGGGCACTATATTATACATTAGAAAAAGGAAAGAAAGAAAATGAAAACAGACAAAACAAACTTAAAGAAAGAAATGAAAGACTCCAGAAACGAACACGGGATCAATGACGAGATGAGACCCCCTACTATATGTTCTGGAAAAGAAAAAAGAAATTAAGAATACGAAGTGGGAGACGACGAAAGCCTGAAAAGCAGAGCAGACAGAATAGTCAAAGCCGAGCCACTTAATAATTGCCGAAAAGCCAACAGTTAGCAACCGCCAAGGCTTAGAGGTACAGCGGAGATGCCGGAAGTTAATACACTGGTTTTTGTTACTTATACACTATATATATAAGAACCATCCCAACAGTAAAATTTCGTAAGGTATAAGGCAATTTAAATTTTTGAGTTCACTGGTTCAATATCCAGTGCCGATGAAGCAAAAAGCGGAAATTCAAACGGAGGTAAATGAAATGGATATCAAAAACGAAACGCAACTAATAAATGAATATAATAAACTTGTTGATAATATAGACAAGTCAAAAAACTCTATTGATATACTAAAAGAGTTTACTGAATATCAATGGACTGTATTTATAGCTGGGAAAACATACAAATTTGGCCGTTCGTGGATTGATTCTATTGAGAATGCTAAAAGTCATTTGACTGATAGTATCGATATTAGAATAAAAAGATTTGCATATAAACACAACGAATAAATTACATACAACACTAACCGACAGGGTAAGGCAATGAGATATATATTACAAAGAAAGTAATCACCCTGAGAGCAGGGGCTTCGGTTCCTGTAAAGGACGGAACCGGTTTCAAGCCCGGTTAACACTATCAAATTATCAAAAAGGAGAGTACAATGAAAAATATGACCATTAACGAATTTTGTGAGCGTTTTAATAAAGGGGATTTTGATTCTCCCGATGTTAATGTTCAATGTGAGGCAGGGTGGTATGATTGGTTCTGCAGGGATTCTTCATTATCAAAAAAGACTGAGGTATTGGGAAGAAAAGTTTTTCAGCTTAAAGATTCAAAGAAATTCGATGCTGATAAAACTTATGTATTTTTTAAGAATAATTGCCCAATAGTGGGCAACTTATATGACGACTTCAGAATCTGCGATATGAAATCCGGTGATGTTATTTTTACAGTCGTACCAAAAGGTTCGCAGAGGGACGACGGTCTTTCGGTTGTTTATGGTAAGGAAAACGATTTTAAAAAACCTCTCGTAAAGGGGAATTGGAAAGATATAGTCAAGTGGTTCTATACTGAATAATTTTGTAAATGAAACCTTAAAAGGAGATTACAATGGCTGAACAAAAGACCGAATTAGAAATTGAATGTGCAGAATGCGGCACAATATTTGATTCTGAAATTTATGATGACTGCCCGTGTTGTGAATTGCTAAAAGAAAATGAGGAAGAGGAATGAAAAGGAAAAGAATGAGAATTGAGGATTTAAGAGAATCGCAGTTGAATCCTGAAAACATTCATACCGATAGTGTTAATGTTCAATATTGGAGAAATGGCGTAATGATAACTGCAATGATGAGTATTGAAAATGCAAGGGAATCTATTAAAGCAAGAAGGGCATTCGTCATAACTTCACAAGCAGTTGGTAGTATTGATGAAGAAGGTTTCTTGAATTCATAATTACTTTCACTAACACACTAACCAGGGAGAGGCAATACAATGAACACAAGAAAAGATTTAGAAGTAATTGGAAAAATAGTTGATAGGGCTATTGTCTTAGGTATTAATAACCACCATGACAAGCTATCGTTATTTATGGACATAGATTTTGCGAATGACGATATACCTATTGATTTAGACACATTGCTTGTAGCAGATGACTTTAACTTTGTACATGATGTTGTAGGTATTCAAAACAATTTCAATCGTGTAACAAAAACAATGGATAATTGCTTCTTACCAAGGTACGCAATATAACAGCTATTCTGACGAGTCTTGAGTAGACGAAACCGGCTCCGTGCCGATTAATACCACACTAACACACTATTAGATGAAAGGGTGGGGCAATGAGTTATAACGTGTTAATATTCACCGAAAGAAGCAAACCAAGTACCGGAGTATTGTGCTCAATATCAGACAGAATTAAAGAGATTTACGGTTACTATACAAAAACATTACATGGTGGATTTTATGTTGTAGTATCACGGAAAAAAGATGTTTCAAATGTTACCACTTTTTGCTATGGGATGAGAGAACTATGGCGTATAATCAATAACTAACACCATGAAAGGAGCACATAATTTTGAAGCGAACAATATGGTTTCGGTTCTATTCGAAAGATATGTAGAACATCAACCAGCCAACCAAGAAAAGAAAGAGGAATCAAAATGAGTATGTACTGGGTGAAAACACCGTATCAGGATGCAGAGTCCGTGGGTAAGGAGTTTGAAAGAACCCTTGATAAACTCAATTATGAAATTGTGCGTGTTGCCGAAAACTATGGATCAATTAAATGCAGTGATGGTGTTATTTCTGTAAAAGTTGATGAAATTGAAAAGGCCAAAGATTGCGCCAGAAAAATGCATGAGCTTGGAATGAAATATTCCACAGATCACTGCGAAGTAGACGTAACAATTTCAAAACAGCCCGAATGTCTTCAATGTGGTTTCTTGGGTGGGTTTTCTGATATATATTGTTCACAATGTGGTTCAGAACTCGAACCTGTTCAAGATATTGGTTTTTAATATTGAGTAATAAAATGGAGAAGTATTCTTATGAAAAAGATTTGCAGAAAAAGAATTTATCTTTATTCGGAAGATAGATTTAGGTTTTGGATTTCTATCAACTATGAACCTGCCAGATTGGAACCTATGAAGGCGTTTCTTTGCAAAGTAGAAAAAACTTGTTCTTTTTGTGGTAGAAAAATCATTGAAGGCAAAAAATTTTATAAGCAAAATGGAAGCAAATATTGCTCCCAAGAATGTCATATTGACGAAAGGAATGCCACTATTGTTATTAGAATAGCAAGAAAAGAATCAAAAAAGATTCGTCACACTAATTCCAATTACCAATACGGAAACAAAATTACACATTTCGAATTCAACCTTGACAACTTGCCAAGAAAGATTCGGGAAAGAATTTAGAGTGGAGAAATTGCAGATGAAAAAATTATTTGGTGTCAAAAATTTAATTACCGGCAAGACTGTCAATTATTTTGACGATAAAAAGATTGCTAAGAAAGAAAGAGACTTCTTAAATAGCCAACAGAAAAAGAAACCATATCGTGTTACAAAGGGAGAAGACCATAAAGATTTTGGTTCCAAAAGAGCTTCTTCGGTTCACCCCAAAAAAGGAGGTAGATTCAAATGACAGACAATTTAAGAATAGCAGATTCAAGAATTTCTGAAGATTTTGTAAGGTCTGTTTCTGAACCGGGATGGACTGAATCATGGCACCCAATCAGTCATGGCCGTTGTATCGACGCAATGGAAACAGCCACAAAAGAATTGGGTATAAAAGTTCAGCAGCGTTTTTATTCAATGTCTAAAGATACTTTGAAAATGTATGGAGCTTGGACGATTGGTGATGGCGATACAAAAAAGTTGGGTTCGGATACTTTATTTCAATGTATTCTCTTTCGCAATTCCATTGACAAATCATATTCATTCGGCATCAATGGTGGAACTGATGCTTACATCTGTGAAAATCTAATGGTATTTGGTAAATTCATCGAGTTCAGACGGCATACTTCTGGGCTTGATAGTGAAGAGCTTCGAAGAGTGGTTACCAAGGGCATTAAAAAGCTGAAGCCCAGATTGAATTCCATAATGGAATGGCATCAATCTTTGAGAAACATAAGATTGACAGAAACGAAAACAAGGGCGTTATCCTATGATGCCATACGAGAAAAAGTCATCAGTCAAAAAGCGATTCCTCAGTTTCATGATTTACTATTTGGAGAAGGTGATAAAAGACATTATGAACCAAACAGCCTTTTCAACTTTCATGGAGCAGCCACGGAATTGATGAGAGACATGAGAATGACAGGTGGTTTTCAAAGTAAACAGAATCGCTTGAATGAATTTGTTCAAAAGAGATACGGCAGTCAATTGCCAAAAATCATAAGTTGAAAAAGAAAGATTAAAAAAAGGAAAAGTAAAATGAACACAGTTCAAAAAGCAATTAATGACTGGATCGGGGCCGGCGGTAACATCATTCTTATCACTGCTGGTTGTAGGGCAACTGTTTTGTTTACTGACGAGGCAATGACTGAACAGTTCAAGGAAGCACATCCGATAATTAGAGACGGGCGTACCACGAATGCATTTCTTGATACAGATATTGGCGGCTGGGTTGTAGGCGACTTGCCGACATTCGCAATTATCGATTGAAAGGAGTAGACTCATGACACACTACGAGTTAATTTTGCGTTTATCTGGTATTATATCTATGCTTATTATATTATTGGCTATATATAAAAAAAGTCTCTGTGGCGAGATAATAGTTATTCTCGTTATTGCTATTTGTTTATTTGCGGGTGTTTGCGATTCATGCGCACCATAATATAATTATTGCATAAAAACCATGAAAGGAGCAACACGATGAGCAAGCACACAGAGGAAAAATTGACAGTCGAAACTTATGGTGATTTCGTTTACATATTTGCCGGGGTTGGTAATTGTATATGCAAAATGCAAGCGGAGATGTTTAATATTAATATAGACTTTGCTAATGATATCATGCATTGCTGGAACTGCTATGACGAGCTTATCAAGGCATTGAAAGTTATATCAATAGAACCACACGCTCAAGCTAATCATACCGAAACAGTACGTGATATGATTAATATAGCCAAGCAAGCCCTCAGAAACGAAGAAAGTGGGGATTAGATCATGAAAAATCAAATCAGACTCGGGCGTTTCAAGATAGGTTGGTTTAAAAATTTCAGAGGACTATACTTTTTTATTGTCATAATTACAGAAAACGAGGGGTTACAAAATGAATTCTAATTCAGATTTTATATTTAGAATGAACCCAGAAAAAGCATCATGCATACAAGACTATACTTTTATCAAAGAAAGCAAACATTTTTTTTGCCCCATTTGTGAAACAGCTTTGGATTATGGAGGTTTAAAAAGACTTGAAACATTGGAAGAGCATGTTGGTGATCCTAACGGTCAACCCTCTCTAAAGATTTCTTTAATATGCCCAAACAAATACTGTCCAGCACATATCATAAAATGTCTTTGGGATACCTCGGGGGGGTTCTATTCGGGTATTTACTTTATTGACTATAAATACCTCAATTTTAAAGACGACATTCATTCAGCATTAGGAAGCTGGCAACGAGAATACGATTTGGAGAAAAAGAAAGAAGAACAACGCACATTTAAATTAAGGTTAGGAAAATACGACAGGTGTTATTATTACCTACAATTAGATTTTTATTTACCAAATAATCCACTTCATTGGAGTTTGACGATTTGGCATAAAGGTAGATGGCGTTGTGTTATTGGTAGTATATCAGACAAAGTTAATAATTTGATTGAGCCAATTCGAAGGTTCTTTAAAGCTTCGAAAATGTTAAAAGGAATCGCACCCCCGGTTCACCCAAATTGTAATTGCATAAACTCCACCCAAATTGAAAAGAAAAAGGAAAACAAAAAATAGGGGATTGAAATGATACAAGTAAAAAAAATACTGGAGCATTTTGATGTTGATTATGCCGAGACAGGTGTCAACATCTCGAAGGATTGTGTTGGCCTTAATTGCCCATTTTGCTCTGACGAACTTAATCATTGTGGTGTGTTTTTGGACAGTGGTTATTTCTACTGCTGGAAATGTCAAACCAAAGGGACGCTATTCAACTTAATACAAACCATCAAAGGAATCAGTTGGGATGATTATTCCAATTTTGTTGGGCAGAAATTCAGAGATGGCAAGTCTAAATCTGTATTAGATGAAATTTTAAAGAAAGGAAAATCCACAATGAATGGGGATGTAAACACAAATGTGGACTTGAAATTGCTTTGGCCACATAACAAACCAATACAAGAATTAAAGGGATTTCCGAAGGCACGGATTGAACATTTTCTTGAAGAAAGAGGATTTAAAATTCAACAGGCAATTCATTATGGTTGCTGGTATGGATTGGTTGGTGATTATGCCCAAAGAATTATTATTCCTATTCCAACACCCCGCTTTGGAAAAACGGAAGGCTTTATCGCCAGAAGTATAGAAACAGATACAATTTCAAAATATACTTTCCAAAAAGAATTTAAAGCTCATGAATCAATTTACCAGACTGGTAAAAGTGAAAAAGAAACCTTTGTGATAGTTGAAGGTGTTTTTGATGCTTGGGCAGTACCTAATGAATATACTGGCATAGCCATACTTGGAAAGAATCTTTCAAATGCTCAAATAAATAAGATATTGAAGATTGAACCCACCTTCCAAAATGTCATTGTAATGTTGGACGGTGATACCAACCCCATTGAATCCATAAAGATAGTAAATAATCTTGAACCATTCTTTCATAAAATTACCATTGAACGGTTGCCTAAAGAAGAAGATCCTGCTTCCATTGGCAAAAAAGCTCTAAAACAAATTCTCGCAACTGCCGAGAAACGCCTTTTAACAGTTTCAAATTCATAGGTACATAGTTTGTTATGTACTTGGGTACGAAAGTACGTTAGAAACAGGATATACCCTATAGAAAACGATATTATTAACATAAGGAGACCCCGATATGGGCACGCAATCTAAAAGAAAAAGCAAAATGCCGTTAAAATGCCTCAAATTCAAGTCAAAAAGGGAGGAAAAAGAAGTCTGGAAAAACTTTATAAATATTTATGATGCGGCTACAAAGTCTGGATACACCGCAACTGCAATTTATAACTGGATCAGAAACAAAAAGATTGAAGCTTGGCAATATAGAGGAATAATTGTTATAAGCAGAGAATCTAAAATACCACCCGGCAGCCTAATAGGGAAAAGAAAAAATCTAATGGGCATGGAGTTTCCAAAATGACAATGAACGAAATCTGTGAAAAGTATTCAAGTTTAATTTTCTCTTTGGCAATCAGATTCAAAAAAAAATGGAATTATATACCTTGGACTGTTGAAGATTTGGCGCACGAATCATTAATCCATATCTTTGAAAAACAACATTTGCAAAAAGAGGAGAGGGGTGATTTTAGTAAATTTGTTGTCAGCTATGTTATTTTTCACCTACTCAGAATAACCAAAAGAGATAGGATGAATTTAAACCAAAAAAGTGACCGTCTTTTAGAAGATATTGAAGACAAATCATGCCACTTTAAATTTGGAAAACTTTCAGAAAAGGCAGAACTATATTTGGATGTTATCTCAAAAATGCCCGATGGTTTGATTTCCTTTCTTGATAAGCAATGTTTCAATAAAAGAGGAGGCCATAAAATATTCAGATATGCAGTTGGAAAGTATGTTGGTCTGGATCATGAAGAGGTAAACCAAATTAAACAGGAGATGGTCGACCAATTTCTCATTTAAGGGAGAATAAAAATGATATTACCGGATGAGCTTGAAATTGGGCATTTTTATACTGTTTCGAAAGAGGTTCCGTTAATGCCAGAATTTGACCCGAAAAATCCGCTCAAAGCTATTAAAAAAATAAAACAACTTCCAAAAGGCATTCTCTTTGAAATCAGAGGTATCACAATGAAGCGAAATAGCCCTTGGTATCGAGTAAAAACGAATATGGGAAGCGGATGGATAAATAGCATTGCATTAGTGGGAACAAATATAAGAAAGGCATGATAAGAAAACGGAAAGCCCTCTACGGTGAGAAGAGGGCTTTCCTACTTCTATGCTAACTATCTTGAAAGGAGATGCGCATAGAAGTCTATTTATTATCTGAATGGAATCCTTCAATGATTCCGGCTGGTATTCCTTCCAATATATACCAAATATTATCAATCAAATCCACAACAAACGGTTCCAAAGTTTTGTTCCAAATCGGGGCTGTCCATTTCCATTTAGAAAGACCCAGTGTGCAAACAACACCCAGCCCTCTGAAAAAGATTTGGACGGGAACCCGAAATTTTCGAATCCATTTATTACTAATTTTCTTCATTATATAACCAACAATAACAACTATCAGTCCTGTAATGAGATTACCACCAGTAAAAAAACCAAGAATTGTTTCTAACATAACTATTCACACCTCCTTATAAATGTTTTCAATAGCAATTCCTATAGTATCTGCTTTTCGAGCAATTGCCAATAATTCTGCCATTGCATCTTTTGAATCGGTTACCATTCTTTGTGCTACCATATCATCATAGTTGAAACCATAACCGGGAATAATACATCCATATACATCACTTTTATATTCTAATTTTTTATCACCTGCCCAATTTCCTACATGAATTAAAATCCCACTTCTGCCCACAACTTCATCCAACCGAATCACAGACAATCCCCCAACTTTTACAGAATCGTCAATTTTTGCTGCATATATTCCAGAAGGGATAGAGGAAAGATACGGGATATTTTCTCGCCAGGGAAGTTCAAGAGAATAGCAACAGAATCCTTCCGTATAGATTACCCCTGATGTACCTTCATTATCAGTTAAAACCCTTTTGATTTCTAATATCATACCAAAGCTCTCACGTTTAATTGATTGTTTTTCCTTTTGTAATAAAGACCTAAACCACAACATCAGTCTTATATAAAACTTTTTCATTGATTCCCTTTAATATCTAAAGCAATACTTTGCAGTTTAGTATCAATTCTGGCAAATTGCTCTTTGATTATTCGGATTTCAACCGTATTCGTAATAACTGTGGTTTTTAATCTTTCACTCTGTACGATATAACCTAAAGCAAACCCGAGCAATACCACAACGGTTGTGATTGCCCAATGATAAAATTTAACATTGTTGTTATTCTCATTTGCCATTATTTAGCTCCTTACATTAAGAAAAGCAAATCCCATTATCATTCTTACAATGTGAACAAGATAACATTTGAATCCAGATAAATTAATAGAAACCAAATCCAAAAAATTAATATGTTCATGTTTTACAATTAAAGTATTATACCTCGAAATATTATATCCAAATTCTGAAAAAGACCATAACAATACTAAAATTCCAATGATATAAAGAAAATTTAGCCTTGCCTTTATTATTAAAATTCCAAATACAACTAATAAAATGAGAGATAAAAAACTGATTAAATGAAACCAATCAAATAAAAGATGACCTCTCAAACCAGTAAATTCAAAAACGTGCATAATGTCCTTATTTTGAACCATTATCATCCCTTGTTCAAACCCTCTATTTAGTCCAATTAAAATCCCCAAAAATAGTAATAAATATCTTCTCATTTTAATCCTACGCATTATGAAACCCGCTATTTGCACCATTCCACCCTATATAACCTCTGTATGTACCGTTGGTATAAACATCTATACATTCAAAACCGTTACGGGTATTTGATACAAAATACGCATTACCACCAAATCCATCTAATGCTAAATTCTGCCCATCAGCAACACCGAACCCCGAAGTGGCGCTCCCAGTAAATGTAACATTACCATTACCAGCAACTGTAAGTTTGGCGGCAGAAGCACCTTCTGCACCAGAACGAACATAGAATGCTCCAGATGCCCCTATTGAAATATACGTATCCTCATTTGCCCCCGAAAAGAAATGAATGTTATCACATACCGTTTCATCACTGGTTTCAATTGTTAATTGAGCCAAACCTGCCCCGGTATTAAAAGAAGCAATTCCTGCAGATTCCAATGTAGAAAATTTACCAGTGGAAGGAGTAGTCGTACCTATTGAAGTTCCGTTAATTGTTCCGTTTGTAATAGCAACATTTGCAGCATCAAATGCAATAAGCCCTGAAGCAACTGTCAACCCACCTCCAATTTTAACATGCCCCCAATTAGCCGCAGAAGCGGCTCCATAAGTAGTAGCTGCTATAGCATGATTAATGGGGGGAACGCCAAGAGTAGTTCGCTGTGCCGCAACAGTAGCGTCATCAATTAAGTTCCTACCGACAAGGGTAAGATTTGTCAAACTTGCAGTACCACTTCCTGTAAAATATGGCAGCTTATTTGCGGCACTTGTCAAACCAGCAATTGCTGTAAGTTCTGCATCCAATGGCTGAAAACCGGAAATGGTAGTTGTTCCGCTTACAGTTAAATTTCCATCTATGACAAGTGAATCGGGGGTTCTCATAATATTTGCCGCATCTCGATACAATCTACAATCTGTGGGAGTTCCAAAATATAAACTTCCCGTAGTATACATATCTCCATTACTTACTACCTGCCATACAATTGAATTAGTATTATCTACTCCTTGAAATAATATAGCTGCTGCTGCTAATGTTTTTGCCCGAATTAAAGCGGTTGCTGTATTCTGATTAACAATAAAAAATTCATCATACGTAAGGTAGGCATATTGAGTTTCGCTATTATCCTGAACATAAATTCCAGCACCGATTCCCCCACCAATTCCATCATCAATATATACAACAAGATTATCTGTTGAATTGTAAAACTTTAGTATATTAGAGGGTTCGCCATCAATCACAACTCGCTGACCTGTGGATGCTGTTTGAATCGTGCAACCTGTAATTGTTCCACCTGCTGTGATATCTCCTGCAATTATTGACCCAGCCACAAGCAATGAGGCATTCATGAATTTTCCTTCTTCAAAAAGATAAATTTCATCTGCAG